AACTTTAAAAGACTATACAATGCATCAGACGTTACTAAGCGAAACAGAAATGGACAGACAGCGTCTGGCTTATATTCTCTTTTTATCCCAATGGAGTGGAACTACGAAGGATTTATTGATGAGCACGGAAGCCCAGTCTTCAATAATCCGGATAATGAAGTCTACGATCCACATGGGGAATTAATAGAAGTAGGCGTAATAGATAACTGGCAAAATGAAGCTGATGGACTAAAAGGAGATCAAGATGCTTTAAATGAATTTTACCGTCAGTTTCCAAGAACTACAGAACACGCGTTTAGAGATGAAACAAAAAATAGTATATTTAACTTAGTAAAAATATACGAGCAAATAGATTACAACGAAGAAATGTTTAGAACGTTAGGCATTTCAACAGGTAATTTTCAATGGGTTAATGGCGTAAAAGATTCAAGCGTTATATTTTACCCAGATCCTAAAGGTAGGTTTAAAATAAGTTGGGTACCACCAACAAATATACAAAACAAAGTCATAATAAAAAACGGTATTAAATATCCAGGTAATGAACACATGGGTGCTTTTGGTTGTGATAGTTATGATATATCAGGAACTGTAGACGGTAAAGGGTCTAAAGGCGCTTTACACGGACTTACAAAGTTTAGCATGGAAGACTCGCCAGCTAATCAATTTTTCTTAGAGTATCTAGCAAGACCTCAAACTGCGGAAATGTTTTTTGAAGATGTTCTAATGGCGTTAGTATTTTATGGCATGCCTATACTTGCAGAGAACAACAAACCTCGTTTATTATATTATTTAAGAAGACGTGGTTATAGAGGTTTTAGTATGAACAGGCCTGATAAAATATGGAACAAGCTGTCTATAGCTGAAAAAGAAATAGGTGGTATACCAAACTCAAGTGAAGATATTAAACAAGCTCATGCCGCAGCTATTGAAATGTATATTCAAAGTCATGTAGGTATGAATGCTGAAGGTCAATTTGGTAGTTGTTATTTTAATGAGTTGTTAAATGACTGGGCTAAGTTTGATATAAACAAAAGAACAAAACATGATGCTTCTATAAGCTCTGGTCTTGCAATAATGGCTTGCAATAGACATTTGTATAGACCAAACGCTACAATAGAAAAACCAAAACTAAATATAAATATTGCTAAGTACTCTAATAAAGGTAATATGTCAAAAATAATTAAACAATAAATATGGCTGTAAGAAGTTATTTCCCATCTCAAGTTGTAAGTGACGTCGAAAAAATGAGTTACGACTATGGTTTAAAAGTAGCTAAAGCTATTGAAGCTGAGTGGTTTCACACTGAACGAGGTAGCAATAGATATAGAACTAATCATAACAACTTTCATAACCTTAGATTATACGCAAGAGGTGAACAATCAATACAAAAATACAAAGATGAATTATCTATAAACGGTGATTTGTCTTATTTAAATTTAGACTGGAAGCCGGTGCCTATTATACCTAAATTTGTTGATATAGTTGTAAACGGTATTGCTGAGCGTACTTACGATATAAAAGCATATTCACAAGATCCATACGGCGTAGAAAAACGTACTCAATATATGGAATCTATATTAGGTGATATGAGAACTAAAGAGCTTGCGTCTTTTGCAGACGAAGCTTTTGGTATAGATATAAGAGAAAATGATCCTGAAACTTTACCGGGCTCAGAAGAAGAATTAAAATTGCATATGCAGCTTACATATAAGCAAGCTGTAGAACTAGCTGAAGAACAAGCTATAAACGTGTTGCTAGAAGGTAATAAATACGAGCTTACTAAAAAACAATTTTATTATGATCTTACTGTTTTGGGTATTGGTGCTGTAAAAACTGGTTTTAACACTTCTGAAGGTGTTACTGTTGAATATGTTGATCCAGCTGACTTAGTATATTCATATACAGAATCACCTTATTTTGATGATATATATTACGTTGGTGAAGTGAAAAATATACCGATTAATGAATTAGCAAAACAGTTCCCTCATTTAACGCAAGAGGACTTAGAAGACATAGTAAAAAACAAATATTACGAAAAAACAAATTATAATCAAGGTTATAATTATAGTGAGCAAGACGCAAACAAAGTTCAAGTTTTGTATTTTAATTATAAAACATATATGAATGAAGTTTACAAAGTCAAGGAAACTGGTACTGGCGCTGATAAAATTATTGAAAAAGACGACACGTTTAATCCACCAGAAGACTCTGATAATTTTGGCAAACTGCATAGATCAATAGAGTGTTTATACGATGGCGCTATTGTTTTAGGCTCAGACAAATTGTTAAAGTGGGAAATGGCTAAAAACATGATGAGGCCAAAAAGCGATTTTACTAAAGTAAAAATGAACTATAGTATTGTAGCGCCTCGTATGTACAAAGGACGCATAGAGTCTTTAGTACAACGAATTACTGGTTTTGCTGATATGATACAGTTAACGCATTTAAAGCTGCAGCAAGTAATGTCAAGATTAGTGCCAGATGGTGTTTATCTTGATGCTGATGGTTTGGCTGAGATAGATTTAGGTAATGGTACAAACTATAATCCTCAAGAAGCTTTAAACATGTTCTTCCAAACAGGTAGTGTTATTGGTAGATCGTTTACAAGCGAAGGTGATATGAACCCTGGTAAAGTACCAATACAAGAAATACAGTCTAGTAATGGTGGTGCTAAAATGCAAAGCTTAATTAGTACTTACAACTACTACTTGCAAATGATTAGAGATACTACAGGTCTTAACGAAGCTAGAGATGGTAGTATGCCAGACAAAAATGCTTTAGTAGGTGTGCAAAAGCTAGCGGCTGCAAATAGTAACACAGCAACAAGACACATACTACAAGCTGGTTTATTTTTAACAGCTAATACTGCTGAGTGTTTATCTCTTAGAATATCAGATATATTAGAATATTCACCAACAGCTGATGCGTTTATACAAGCAATAGGTGCTCACAACGTGGCTACGCTTGAAGAAATGTCTGAGCTACACTTATATGACTTTGGTATATTTATAGAGTTAATGCCTGATGAAGAAGAAAAAGCAATGCTTGAAAACAATATTCAAATGGCTCTTCAACAACAGTTAATAGAACTTACAGACGCTATTGATCTTAGAGAAATTAAAAACGTAAAACTAGCTAATCAATTGTTAAAAATACGTAGGCAACAAAAGCTAGAAAAAGATCAAGCTATAGCGCAGCAAAACATACAGGCTCAAGCACAGGCTAACATGCAGACACAACAGGCGTCTGCTCAGCTTGAAGTTCAAAAAGAACAAGCCAAAGCACAAGCAGAAGCACAGCTTGAGCAAATGAAAGCACAAATAGAAGCTCAAAAAATGCAACAAGAAGTTCAACATAAAAAAGAGTTAATGGAATTAGAGTTTATGATGAACATGCAGCTTAAAAACCTAGATGTTGAAGCTCAAAAAGGAAAAGAAAAAGAAAAAGAAGATCGTAAAGATGAAAGAACTAGAATACAAGCTACACAGCAAAGTGAGCTTATAGATCAAAGAAAAAGTGAAAAACCACCTAAAAACTTTGAGTCTGCAGGTAATGATATATTAGGAGGCGGATTTGATTTAGGTGCATTTGATCCTAGATAACAATTATTAATTATTATTATATTATATTATGGCAAAAAAGAAAAAAGAAGAAGTAGTCGAAAAGGCTGCTGAAGACAACGTTGTAAAAGTTGATCTTAGTAAAAAAGAAACAAAAGAAGATGACAACGTCATCAAAGTAGATTTAAGTAAACCACCAAAAACAAAAGAAGATGCCGTTCCAGAGCAAAGCACAGATGAGGTTCCTGTACGCGACGAATCCAAAACTAGCGAAGAAGTACTCGAAGAAAACGTCGAAGCAACAGATGAAAAACCTACCGGAGAAGAAGTCTCCGACACAGTTCAAGATGAAACACCCACTCTTGAAGAAGTAACTGAAGAAGAAGTTCAAGAGCAAACAGAAGAATTAGCTGAAGAAGTAACTGAAGCTATAGAACAAGCTCAAGAAACTGGACAAGCAATACCTGAAAATTTACAAAAAGTTGTAGATTTTATGGAAGAAACTGGTGGTACATTAGAAGATTACGTGCGTCTTAACCAAGACTATTCTAGTTATGACGACATGACAGTATTAAGAGAGTATTACAAACAAACTAAAAAACATCTAACAGATGACGAAATAACTTTCTTAATTGAAGATTCATTCTCATATGACGAAGAAGAAGATGATGCAAGAAAAGTGAGAAAAAAGCAAATAGCGTTAAAAGAGCAAGTTGCCAACGCTAAAAGCCACTTAGACGGGCAAAAGTCTAAATACTATGAAGAAGTTAAAGCTGGAAGCAGACTCACTAGTGAGCAGCAAAAGGCAGTTAACTTTTTTAATAGATACAACAAAGAAAGCGAAGAGAATAAAAAAATAGCGGACAAACAAACTAATACTTTTAAATTAAAAACTCAACAAGTTTTTAACGATAAATTCAAAGGTTTAACGTGAAGAACGCTGGTGAGATAAAAGAAACTCAAAGCGACATTAATAATTTTGTCAAGAAGTTCTTGAACGAAAATAATGAAATGTCAGATGCTAAAGGTTATCATAAATCTCTATATACAGCTATGAACCCCGACGCTATTGCTAAGCATTTTTACGAGCAAGGTAAAGCTGATGCTATGAAAGATAGTGTTGCTAAGGCTAAAAACGTAAGTATGGACCCAAGGCAGTCATTTTCAAATGATAACACAAGCGGCCCTAAAGTTAGAGTGCTTAACGATGATACTTCTCCTACTTTTAAGTTTAAAATTAAAAATAAATAACAAATTTAAAAATAAATAATTATGAGTATTACAAATGGTGCTTTGTTAAATAGTGTACCTGCTTCACAAAAGCAAACACTTGCAACAAACTATTTAGATTTTACTGGGACTACGGATAACACGTGGGCTCAGCAATACCTGCCAGACTTGATGGAACAAGAAGCTGAGGTTTTCGGACCTAGAACAATTTCTGGTTTCTTATCACAAGTTGGTGCAGAAGAGGCTATGACATCTGATCAAGTTGTTTGGTCTGAGCAGTCAAGACTACACCTTTCATATACAGGTAATGTATCATCTGCTACAGGTGGTGCTAACGCTGGTGGAGGTGCTACTTCACAAATAACAATTGAAAACGATATTGATGGTACTTCAGGTTTTACTGCTGCTAGCCACGGTATTAGAGTTAACGATACTATTATAGTTTCTAACTCTGATGGTGTTTTCAAATGTTTAGTAACTTTAGTTGCTAACGCAGTTATCGATGTTGCTCCTTATGGACAAGCTAACTTAGCTGCTAACACTACAGCTGATGGTACTACTATACTAGTTTATGGTTCTGAGTTTGGAAAAGCTATGAACTATACTTTACCTGCTGGTACTAGTAACACTTCAGATTCAAGAGGTGCTAACGAGCCAACTTTCAAGTCTTTTTCTAATAAGCCAATTATTATGAAAGATTACTACGAAGTATCTGGTTCTGACACTTCAAGAATTGGTTGGGTTGAAGTATCTGCTGAAAATGGACAAGCTGGTTACTTATGGTACTTAAAAGCTGAAGCTGACACAAGATCAAGATTTGCTGACTACATTGAAATGGCAATGTTAGAAAGCGAATTAAACGTTGCTGGTTCTGTTGCTGATGGAACTACAATTACTGGATCTTCTGCTGGTGCTGGAAACGTAGGTACTGAAGGTTTATTTGCTGCGATCGAATCAAGAGGTAACGTTGCTACTGGTATCAACGGTGTTAGCGCTCCTATTGATTTAGCTGAGTTCGATGCAATACTTGCTGAATTTGACAAGCAAGGAGCTATTGAAGAATACATGATGTTTGTTAACAGATCAACTAGCTTAGCTATTGATGACATGTTAGCTGCAATGAATTCTTACGGTGCTGGTGGTACTTCTTACGGAGTATTCAACAACTCTGAAGATATGGCATTAAATTTAGGTTTCACTGGTTTCAGAAGAGGTTCTTATGACTTCTACAAGTCTGACTTCAGATACTTAAATGACAAAGCTACAAGAGGTGGTATTAACTCTGCTGCTGCTGCTGGTTCTGCTATTAGAGGGGTTATGATTCCTGCTGGTACTTCTTCAGTTTATGACCAAACTGTTGGGCAAAGCATGAAACGTCCTTTCTTACATGTAAGATATAGAGCTTCACAAACTGATGACAGAAGAATGAAAACTTGGGTTACTGGTTCTGTTGGTGCTGCTACATCTGCTTTAGATGCAATGCAATTACACTTCTTA